CGGAGAGGCGTATATCTGCGTGGAATATCTGCCGAACGAGTAACGATCTAGGGGGGAGCATTCCGCTCCCCCCTTTTTACTTTCAGGGGACATTATGAAGGTTGCTTTATGTACGCCGTCAGGGAAGGGGTATCTGCATCATCGGCATTCGTTCTGTGTTTCAGAAACGTTTGAACTCGCAGCTAAAAAACGAATTGAACTTCGGCATAATGTTATTGCGGGCAATTCAATCCTGCCATTTGTACGCAATCATCTGGTAGGCCGCGCATTATCGCAGGGCTGCGATTATATTTTCTTCATAGACGACGACATTGCATGGGATGCGAAAGACTTTTTTAAACTGATCGAATGGGGCGTTGATATTGTCGCGGCGGCTCCTGCCAAGCGACATAAAAGATGGGATGAGGAACCAAACTGCGCCGTCAGGTTTTCCAATGGCGGGAAATATATCCAGCACAAGACACCGCACGGAAGATTGTGGGAAGTGCTTGGTCTTGCGACTGCGTTCATGTGCATCAAGGCTAGTGTATTTTATGAAATCGAACACATGACGGAACAGTATTTCACGGATGGAGACGTAGGCGAGTTTCCGGTTCGTGACTGGTTCTGGCTGCAAATTAAAGATGTTGACGGAAAGAGAATGGGGCAGGGGGAAGATTATAATTTCTGCGACAAATGGTTGGATGTCGGCGGAAAGCTGTTTCTCGATCCAGATGTCAGATTGAAGCACTATGATGGCAATGTCTGCTTTGACTGTTGCCCTGCTGATTTTGAACTCAAACTGGACGAGGCCGTAAATGCCTAAAGTGACATGGTTAGGAGAGGACACGGAAACTTACGCAGGGCCAAGTTTCACGACATGGCAGGGTATGAAGTTTCCGAAAGGCGTTGCGGTAGAGGTTACAGATGCCCATGCACTCGCAAAGTCGCGAATTAACCAATTTTTCAAGGTGACGGATGGAGAGGCGCCAAGGCGCGGCCGTCCACCCAAGGCAAAAGTCGAGGCCGTGACCGATGGCGCTAACGAAAACCCGTAACGATCTCGTCAATCAGGCGCTTTCAAATCTCGGCAAACTTGCGGCCGGACAAACGGCCGATGCCGAGGATTTTGATGCCGTGGACAGCCACGTTGACGGGACACTCTCGCGTCTAGCAATACGCGATATCGCGACCGTGACCGACGACGATGCAATTCCGGTCGAGTGGTTCGACCCGATCGCCGTCATTGTCGCGGACGATGCTGCGCCGGAATTTGGTTCAATCGGTATTCCGCGCAAGCCCGGTGCGCCTGATCCGGTTGACGTTGCCGAGGCTACATTGCGCGAGCTCAACCGCGGCAAGCCGACCGGGGAACACCAACACGGCGAGTATTTCTAAATGGTGGCGATACCGTTTCCGGTAACGTCGGCGCCCGGCGCAAACCCGCACGAAAGCGCCGGCCGCCTTGTTAACGTGTATTCGGAAGGGCTCGTTAATGGCGCCCGTCAACATACCGTCATTCGCCGCGCTCCCGGCCTCAGTCTCTTTAAGAACGCCTCGCATTCGGGGTGGCGTGGCGGGATCGTTGTCGGAAGTTTCCTATACGCCGGATTTAGCGGCGATCACGACATTGTTAAATTCGACAGCACCGGCGCGCAAACAACTTTAGGAACCTTCACCGGAACGAAGAAACTCATTTGGGCTCGCAACAATGCAGCAACGCCGGACGTTATCGCGGTTGATCCAGATAACGGCGCTGTTAAAGTCACGACCGTTCCGACCGTTATCGCCTATCCAGACGGAGACGTTGGCTCCCCTAACAGCGTTTGTTTTCTTGACGGGTATTTCTTCTTCACATACGGAGATAGCACCTGCATTGCCTCGGGGATAAATACGACGGCGATTAACCCGCTCGACTTTACGACCGTAGAAGGAAATCCAGGTGGCCTATTGCGCGCCATTCCATTTGGCGAACTTTACTTGATGGGTGACACGACGATAGAGCCCTATCAGGACACAGCGAATGCAACCGGATTTCCGTTTACCCGCGTCAAGGTCATTCCGATCGGGCTACTCGGCCGGTATGCGGTCACGGGTTTTGAACCGGGATTTGGCCGCGGGATTATCTTCGTCGCCAATGATCGGACGGTTAAGGGCCTCGACGGATATTCGCCGCAAAAGATTTCAACGCCGGACGTTGACCGGGCAATCGGGACGTTTCTCGATAATGGTGGCAGCGCCGACGATATAGAAATGTTCCCTTATGTCGCGGGCGGCAAAGCCTGTGTCGTATTGCGTTCAACGACCTTTACCTGGGTGTTCGATATCGACTCTCAGTATTGGCATGAGCGCATGAGCAACGGGATCGTCAATTGGCGATCGTTCGGCTCGATCTATGCCTTTAATAAATGGCTTGTTGGGGATAGCGTAGCACCCACCAAAATCAGCCAGATTACGGAAACGGCGCGCGACGAACTGGGAACGTCTTTGCCGGCGATCGTCGAAAGCGGTCCCGTTACGGCATTCCCGAAAAGATTACGTTGCGACTCGGTATCACTCGACATGGCGCGCGGTGTTGGTATCGCAACGGGAACAGACCCGACGCAAACCGACCCAGACGTGCTGATATCATGGAGCGACGACGGCGGCGTGAGTTGGTCGGTCCCTGTCATTCGTAAGCTTGGCCGTCAGGCCATCGCGGAGCGGCGCATTGGCGTTAATCGCGTTGGATCAACCAAGGACCAAGGCCGACGTTGGCGCATTACGATGTACGATAACGTCGATTTTGAACTGACGGGCGGCGATATGTCCGGCAAGGTCGCAGAGTTGGCAACGTGACAATTCCAATTTTACCGTTACCGGACTCGTCAACGCAGCACGTTGACGATAACGGCAAGCCTAAAAAAGATTTCACGAATTGGCTTACGTCGGTCCAATCGCTTCTCAGAAATCCGGCAAAACTTGGTTTATCCGTATCCGACCTGACTGACACGGCATGGACGACCTACACTCCTGTTATTACCGCTGGGGTTGGCGCACTTGGATCACTCAGCGCCATCGCAGGTCGCTATAAGCAGATTGGCAAGACAGTTTTTGTTTACGTCGATACGACTATTGCGACAAACGGAACAGGGGCGGTCTCCATTAACGCCACTCTGCCGGTGGCGGTCAATGCATCAAGTGTGTCTATTCTTGCGGGACGAGAAGCAAATATCACAGGTACAATGCTTCAGGGCGTTGCAACAGGGTCGAATATTGTAATTTTTACTTACGCCAACGGCTACCCCGGAGCTAATGGGTACAGGCTAATTGTCAGCGGCGTTTACGAGGCTGCATAATGCTAACGATCTACCCAAAACGAGAAATATGATATGGGCTTTTTTCAAGACATATTCGGTAATCAGGCAGCGAAAGACGCAGCGGCCGCAAAAACGGCCGGTCTTACTGCCGGATATAATCAGGCAACAGGTCTATATGATCAGGGCCGCAATGCGCTCACAACGAACTACGCCAATGCCGTTGCACCATTTACGGATGTTTTTAATTCATCGACGGCTGGTGCAAATGCCTACGGTGATGCGACAGGTGCCAACGGAACGGCTGGACAAGCGCGGGCAAAGTCTAACTTCCAGACAGACCCCGGCTATCAATTCCAACTAGACCAAGGATTACAGGCCATAGATCGCGGCGCTGCGGCGCGGGGAATGAACACAAGCGGCAATCTTTTAACGGCAGAACAGCAATACGGAACAGGATTGGCTAACCAATCATACGGTCAATACGTTTCTAGATTGCAACCTTATCTCGGCCAGCAAACGAGCGCTGCCGGAGGCATTGCGGCGGTAGATACCGGCTTAGGCAACACGCTCAATACGTCCTACGGCAATCAGGGCAACTTGGCCTACAATACGCAAACCGGGATTGGCAACGCGCAGGCGGCAGAGGACACGGCGCGCGGCGCGCAGAATAATTCTCTGTTCTCGGGTGCGATCAATCTCGGGACGAAGCTTTTAGGCTATGCGATGCCAACAGGCGGCATAGGAAATTTGTTTATGGGTGGCGGTTCTCCTAGCGGATACGGAGCCTAATCAATGGTCGATGCCTGGTCCGTCCCGCTTAATAACGCGGGGATCAACGATCTCAATGATGTTATCGCCAAGGGGCACGATCTGTCATGGATCGGCAATTTGCCCGATGCGTTCTGGAAGGGGCAGGAACAGCAATATCAGCAGGGGCAGCACGAATACACGCAGAACCAGCAAAATCTATTCAAGGATGGCATTCCCGGCGATCTCGCCACGGTCATTCAGCAATACGCGAAAGTAAAAGGCGCGGATGCACTCCCGCAGATTGTAAACCTTGCAAAGTTACAATACGGGCAACAGGCCAATCAAAACGCATTCCCGCAGGATGGCGCTCCATCCACGACGCAATTCCCGCCGTCTATTTCGAGGCCGGGCGGAACAGTGCAGCCACAACAACAGTCTCAAGGGCAACCGCAATCTGGCGCTGATGTTCCGACCGGAACGCCGATGCCTCCCGGTCAGAATTTAGGGAATGTTACGGGCGTTGATCGCGGTCCCGTCGAGACAGCGGGACCGGCAGGGTTTCAGACAGACCCGCAAATCCAGCCTAGGCCAGTCCAGACCGTACAATACACACCACAAAACCCGCAGGGCGCACCAACGCGCGCGCAGGAGCAACCGCAACCGGGTGGTGATCCGACGCTCGGCGGTCTTGTTCCGGCATCGTTTGTGCAGCGATATGGACCGAATGCGACAAGCGCCTACGTCAACCTGTTAAGCGGGTACGTCTCAAGCGGAATGCTCGCCCCGGAACAGGCAAAAAACTATCAAAGCAGAATTGATGCAATTCAAGGCGCATTAACAAAAAACGCTGAAATCCCTCCCGATGTAAAAACATTTAACGCTGGCCGAAATCCCGGCGAGACGCTTCCTGAATATCAGCAGCGCGTCAAAACAATGGAGACGCAGGGAACAGAGGACGTAAAGAATTTCAACAAGGATTTCCAAGGTATTCAAAATCTTGGCCGTTCCGCTGTCAATGGGCAGCAAATGGCACAGCTTGGCAAGAGCCTCACACTTCAGCCCGGTTTCTATTCAGGGCCGTGGCATGAAGGCGTACAGACCTATAATCAATTCAAAGCTACTTTTGGACCGAACGCTTCGGCGGCGACTCCTATGGAAGCACTGGATAAGGTCGCCAATAACATGCTCATCGAGCAAGTACGGGCGATGGGCGGATCAGGTGTTGGCCGCGTTCTGCAATCCGAAGTCAATGCGATGAAAGCGACGATTGCCAACAAGGGCATTACGCCTCAGACCAATCGCGCTCTCCTTGAAATGGCAAACAGAACCTATCAATGGCAACAGGGCATGGCGGATTACGTCAAGAATGTCCCGCGCGCGGCTGGTCGATCTCAGCAAGCTTTGGATGAAGCGTCGATGGCTTATGCAAAGCAGCATCCAATCTTTAGTCCCGAGGAGTTGCAAAATCCGACATTGCTCGGCGCTCCTGATGCACCTCCGCAGTCTGCACAATGGAATCCGCAGCAAAAGCAGCAATGGGCGCGCAGTATCGGTCTAAAGTCAGGTGATCCAATCCGATTTAACGGCAAGCTGGCGCAAGTCCCATAATGGTCGAAACCAGAACCCTTCCGCTCGGCGGGACTGACTACGGCGGAAATCCTCTACCACCTCAAGGGACATTCTATGTTCCCGGAGGAAAGGAAACCCCCGACACTGGCGACCAACCGACAGGCGGGTGGGCACCCTATCAGCCTCCACAACCCCAAATGCAAGCGCAGCCGGATCAGGCAGACGGCGGATGGGCTGCATATCAACCTCCACAGCCGCAGGAACAACCGACTATCGGCGGTGGAGAGGCTGCGTTGCGTGGTGCTGCGCATGGCCTGACGTTCGGGTTCTATCCGGCGATTGCAGGAGCGGCGAGCGGCGCAAAGGCTGTAGCGACCGGCGAGGGCGATTTCTCGACTGCCTATGACAAGACGCGCCAAGAGGAAGAAACCGCGCAACAAGCAGCCGAACAGCAGCATCCTTATCTCTACACGGCAAGCGACATTGCCGCGAACATTCCGACGATGTTTTTACCTGGCGTTGGCATGGGTAAAGCTGCTGTTACTGCGGCGGAAGCATTGCCGCGTATAGGTCAGGCGATCAGAACAGGTGCCGTTGCGGGCGGTCTATTCGGGGCAGGCGAACAAACCAGCCAAGGGGCGTCTCCGATTGATATTGCGGAAGGCGCGGGCGGTGGGGCTTTGGCTGGCGGTGCGTTGGGTGGCGTTCTCGGCAGCGGCGTTGAGGGCGTTTCCAAGGTCGGAAGCCGTGTTGCGTCCATCGTGCGCGGCAGTCGCGATCCAGAACTTGAGGCACAACGCCTAGCCGCTGGAGCACTCAAGACAGACGAAAATCAGGTTCGCAAGGTTGCCAGTGACCGACCAGCCATTCAGGCGCGACAGGAAGCAGGGCTTGACGTTCGCAATGCTGATTTGGGTGGCGCAACGACCAAGGGACTATTGCGGACGGCAACCAATGTAGCGCCTGAAGCGCGCGACGTTGTTGCGGATGTGGTCAATCCACGATTTGCACAGCAGGGCGACCGGATTGGGCGATTTATACGTTCGCAATTTGGTGGAATCGACAGCGACGTTGGTAAAACCGCGATCAAGGCGGAAGCCCGTCGCCAGAACGCGCCTCTTTATAAATCGGCTCGCAATCTAGCCGACAAGATGTTTCCGCAGGGGATATGGTCGCAGAAGCTTGAACAACTGCTCGGTAGCAACTCCGTTCCGCAGGCATTACAGAATGCTATCGCAAGAGGCCGCGACCGCGCGGTAGCTGAGGGACAAGGGGCATTCAATCCAAGGGTTACGTTTGAAAATGGATTGTTAAAAACAAACAAGAGCGGCGGACCTCCGGCATATCCTGACTTACAGCTTTGGGATTATACGCAGCGTGAATTGCGCGATATGGCAACCGCTGCGCAACGTGCCGGTAGGAATGAAGAAGCCGACGCTCTATTCGATCTTCACCGACAGTTGCTTGCTGAACTTGATAATAAAGTTCCAGCTTTCGCAAAGGCGCGCGGAACAGCAGCATCATTCTTTAAGGCATCCGATGCACTAGAGGCTGGCGCAAACTTTGTAACAGATACCTCTATCTCTAACGCACAGGCTGCGCGAGTTATCGGTAAGATGAATCCAGCAGAACGCGAATTATTCAAGCGCGGGTTTGCTGCTGAACTTGCGACAAAAATAGAGAGAACCGGATTCAATCGCGATACGCTAAACTCGATCTTCTTAAATTCCAAACATGCAAAACAACGGATTTTAATTGCCCTTGGAGATCAAGACGCTGGACGGCTGGAGGCTTTGCTTCGCATTGAGGGAATTGTTGACCGGACCCGCAAGGCGATGGGTAACTCTACCACCATTCAACAAGGCGCTGATGCGGGGAAATTTGCCGGAACGCTTGCTACTATCGAGGGGCTTAAAGGTGCCTTCAATCCCGCCTACCTTGTGGCAATCCCATTGATATGGGCAGGGCGGCAGACTGCCAAGCAAATCGACGAGCGCGTATTCACGCGGGTAGCCGAACTCCTCATGTCCGACGATCCCGCCGTACTCGCTCGGGGACTGGACATCGCCGCTAAGAACCCGGCCATGCGAACGGCTCTCCGGTACGCTTCCGATCTGACGGCGCGGCAGTTGGTCAATCTTCTCGGGCCGTCCGGCGTTGCCGCTGCCGGATTGACTGCGTTGCAGCATACGCCTCTTACGCAAGCGCATGAAAACATAAACACTCAAGACCAAAACTACGGACCATCCGGGGACTACGGCGCTTCCCCCCAATAGTAACGATAGCCGGTCAAACAAGACCGACACTAAAGCAGCAATCATCATCAGAAACGTCACTTAGGAGCCTTCATGGTCACAGCCAAACGGCTGCGCGAGCTATTGGACTATAACCCGGAAACGGGTGAGTTTACATGGAAAGTTAAGATTAAGCAGGTCAATCGCGGGGATTTGGCCGGATCAATAAAGAGTAATGGTTACAGGAATATAAGCATAGATCGCCATGAGTACGGGGCTCATAGGCTTGCATGGCTTTATGTTCATGGCTGTTTTCCACGCGAATACATCGACCACATAAACCGCAATAAACAAGACAATCGCCTTTGTAATTTGCGCGAAGCAACAGCACAGCAAAACACGCACAACCGGCGCGGCGACAAAGACAGCAAGACGGGGATCAAGGGCGTTTATCCGCGCCGTAATGGCCGCTGCTTTGAAGCGGCAATAATGCGAGACGGCAAACTTAACTACTTAGGACAATTCCCAACTCGCGAAGCCGCATCGGCTTCCTATACGGCGGCAGCTCGGCTGTTGCACGGCGAATTTGCTCACCAATAGGAGGCTGCCATTTCTGGGACGCTTTACGGTTTAGGTCTATCGCAGCGCGTCGATAGCAACGGCAAACCGGATGCAGGTTGGCTATTGTATATCTACGCAGCCAATTCGTCCACGCCGGTAACTGCTTATTCCGACACGGCTTTAACGCTTGCTCTGCCTTGGCCGCTGGAAGCTGACGCATCCGGTATGATGCCGGGCTTTTGGCTTGCGGACGGCCCCTATCGGGCGCGGGGAACATCGAACGATGCAAGCCGCACGTTCTTTGATAATGCCTCGATTTTGGCGGTAGGCGCCTCGTCAGGTTCGGCGCCATCTGGCGGTGTTGATCCAAATGCGATCTTTGCGACCGGCGACACGATGTTTCAGGAAGTGTCAGGATCGCGAGCGGGTTGGGTGCGCGACAATGGAAGAACAATCGGCTCGGCAACGTCTGGTGCGGCGGAACGCGCTAACGCAGATTGCCAAGCCCTCTTTGAGTTTCTTTGGAATAACTACACGGATGCCAAATGCCCGGTTATCTCTGGCCGCGGCGGAAGCGCGGCTACGGATTGGGCGTCGAATAAGAAAATAACGCTTATTGACAAACGCGGCGTTGGCATTGTCGGCGCTGACGACATGGGCAACAGCGCGGCGTCACAATTTACTGGCGTTCCGTTTGTTGACGGCAATGCAACAACGGTTGCGTCTATCTGCGGCGAGAACACACATACGTTGCTAACGGCAGAGTTGGCCGTTCATTCGCATTCAATAACAGACCAGACCCATACACATTCAGAACTAACTGGTGCTGGTGGTGGCGGCTTCTCAGGGAGTGGAATTTTCGGCAATAACCCAGGAACTACCGGAGCATCATTTACTGGCATTACAGGCACGAACAATTCAGGCAGTGGAAGCGCACATAACAACGTAGGGAAATCAATCGTCGGCACTTGGTACAGAAAATTGTAATGCATGACCGCTATCAATTTCCGCCGACCGATCGTAACTCTACAAGGTCGCATCGTAAACGGTAATCAGCAATTCACTCGCGACCGTGCAATTACAGTTAGCGCTCGGTTCTATGACACAAGAGGAAATACAGTCACACCATCAAGCGCTACTCTTACGCTCTCCTATGTAGCGGCCTTTGATTGTCGTCGCACCCATACTGATTACGCTCTGACGAATAGCGGCGGTGTTTGGTCCTACACCTGGGATTCGACCATTGCCGAGGAAGGGCAGATATCCGGCCATATCGCAACGGCAGATAAAGCCTATGCGGTCGATTTCGATTTTCGTCTGTTAAAAAATCCGGCCAACCGTCGTGTCGCACCAACTGCCCCCGCGTTGACCGCGACCGCTAGTTTTTCGTGCAGCGGCGCAAGCGCCGTGGCATTTGTTGGACGAAATTCCAGCGCGTTTTTCATTTTGCTGCATAACAACTCAGACCATATTCTGCTTCGCAGTGGCAGCGGCGCTCGCTTACTAAGGGGACACTAATGGTCAGTTTCTATACGCCAATCGTATTATTGGACGGTCGGGCGGCAGACGGAAACCAGCAATTTACGCGCGATCAGTCCGTAATGGTTGATGTGACATTCTATGACGATACGGGCGCAGTCGTTACGCCATCGAGCGCAAGCCTAACGCTGGATTATATTACGTCACCGGATGGGTGCCGAACGCACGTCACCTATGCACTCACGCAATCAAGCGATGTTTGGTCCTACACATGGGATTCAAGCGCAGCGCAGCGCGGCGTTGTTTATGGTCATGCGGCTACGTCAGCGCCAGTCTATGCGGTTGATTTCCGGTTTCGTCTGACGGCCAATCTGTCAAATCGTGAGTTGGCTGGTGATGACGTTTCAAACGGATATTGCCGTTGACCGATAGCTTTACGTTTTCAGGGCGAACTTCAAAGTCCTGGTATAAGAAAATAAATCCTGTCTGGTGGTTTCAAAATGACGACGAGCAGACCGTTGATGAAGCCGGTTGGTATCATCCTGAATGGTCGCATTGGCGGCGTTGGTTAGTCT